GAAGCAGTTTATAAAGATGCACTAGGTGTCTATACTTCATACTTAGCAATGAATGCTATAGATTTTGGATGGATTATTGACGGAGCCGGTGCTACATCAGCTGCAACCAAGAAGGCAATATCTGACCCGGCATATTATTTACCCGCGGTTAGTGTTACTCCTTATCAAGAAGATTCATTTTCAAACTTAACATCTCAAGCTGAATTTACAATTGATGCAGCAGGTGAGTTTGAAAAATCTGATAGTACTGCATTAAATCCATTATTATTTGGACCGAATGTATTTGGTGTACAAACATTAAAAGGCGCTCTTAACCTTACTGTGGATATTATAGGTGATTCAATTAATGAACCAACACTTAAACCAAATGAAATACTTATAGCAACAACTTCACCAGAAGCTGCTGATATAGTAGTAGGAAATTACATGGTAAATTTTGAAGGTTCTGCATCTGTACCACATTCTAGGTTAACAAGAATTAATATAGTTGAAGGTGGATTAACTCCTTCAGAATATCCAATTATTCCTGCAGGTACAACCTGTATGAAAGTAACTTGTCAATCTGAAATTAGTATAACTACACAAGGTGCTTCTACAAAAACAGTAGAGGTTTATTATCCAATTGATTCTTGGGTTGATTACCTTAATATATTTGAACTACCTGGATTTGCATTAGATTCAACTAAACATGTACCAGATGGAACTAATTCTAGACAAAACAAATGTTTAAGCCCTATCTTAGGTGGAACAAATTTATATAAAGCATTAATTGATAGAGAAACAATTAACTTCCGATATGTAGTAGATACTTATGGAAATGGAATTGAAGCAAATTGTAAAGCTATCTATACTAATTTATGTATGAGTAGAAAAAACGCGTTTGCAATTGTTAATGCACCATCTGCTAAAGACTTTAAGAAAAATACAGATCCAAGCTTCTCTGATGCTACGGGTGGTTTATCTTCTAAGTTTATATCTGAAGGTGGAAATCTTGCATTAAATCCAACTGTTAGATTCTCATTACCTGCCGCTACGAGTGGTGGATCTTGGGGAGGGTATTATTATCCATTCTTAACTGTTAGAGATTTAGGAAAGAACATAAGTGTTCCTCCTGCTGCAAATGTATCTAATAACTTTATTCTTAAATATGAAAATGCATTACCTTGGTCAATCGTGGCTGGTGTAAGACGTGGAGTAATAGGTGGAAATGGGGTTGTAGGATTAGAAATTAATTTAGACCAAGAAGATCGTTATTATTTAGAACCATTCGGAATTAATCCAATTGTATTCCAAAGTGGAACAGGACCAACTATATTTGCAAATAAAACTGCACAACAGGTTCCAAAATCTGCTTTAAGTTCAATTAATGTTAGAGAGGTTGTAATTTATATCCAAGATGGTATTGAAGCAATTCTTAAAAACTACTTATTTGAATTTAATACAGCTCAAACAAGATTGGAAATAAAAACATTAGCTGATAACTTCTTAGCAACTGTTCAAAATGATGACGGTGTTTATGATTATAGAAATATAATGGATGAAACTAATAACACACCAGAAGTTATTGATCAAAATGTAGGTATCTTAGATACATATATTGAACCAACGAGAGGAATGGAAATTCTTGTACAAAGAACAACTATTCTTAGAACTGGTGCAATTAGTTCAGGAAACTTCCAATAAGAAGATAAAGAAGACGAATATATAAAAAAACAAATAAAATATGCCACTACCACATTATACCCAATCAAGGGCCAGTAGCCAAAGGTACGAACCTATTCAGCCTAACCTATTTGAGGTGACTGTATTTTCACCACTAGGGGATGATACGGGTTTAATCTTAGAGCAAGTAAAAACAATCGGAGGATTAAATAACTTAAATCCATCTATTGATGCTATAAATCAAAAATATAAATTTGCTGATAGATCTTATGCAGGTATGCCAGCTCAGACGTTTGTTGATTTAACACTTAACTTCAGTCTTAACTTGAATGAAGCAAACGAAAACTATATTTATAATACTTTTCGTAATTGGAATAACTTAATCTATGATCCACTAACTGGTGAAATGGGATTAAAGAAAGATTACGTAGGAAGTATGATTGTAGTTCAATATAACAGAGCAGGAGATATCTTCAGAAAGATTACATTTAAAGATGTATTCCCAACAGGACAACCTGATTTTGTGGATGAATTGAGTTATGAGAACCAAGACGCAGTTGATTTAACAATGACTTATCGTTGTGATCACTGGGTTGAGGAGAACGTAGGAGCATAAATTTTAAATATTAAACTGGGAATATTAATGTATTCCCAGTTTTTTTGCCTTCTCCCTAATATATAATATAAAATATATAATATAGAAAATGATTATCTATAAATTACAACAGCAAAAAACAAACAAAGTTTATGTAGGATATTCAGTAAATGATAATCCAAATAACTTTGGAACTGGAAAATATATTAAAAGAGCAGTTAAAGATTTTGGAACTAAAGCTTTTAAACGAGAAGTGTTAGAGGTTTTTGATAACGATGAATCTTTAAGTGATGTTTTAAAAAGAGTTGAATATTGGATTAGTAAATTTAAATCTGATAATTCTAAATATGGTTTTAATGAAACTGTACAAGAACTCATTCCACAAAAGAAAAGACTTACTAAAAAATTACAGGTTTTATTAACACCTGAAGATGAAGATAGTTTAAATACAATAATTATACAAAAATCAATGGAAACTGGTGCAAAGCCTGTAGCTATTTCTAGATATGTTAGACAGTTAATAGTAGAACATATTGTTGATGAAAATAAAATTGAAAAACAATTAATAAAAAATAATTAAAAATGTCAAAAGAGCACGAAGAAAATATTAAGAAAGAATTTGCTGCTGCTGAAGGTATTGCAGTAGAAGCTACAGAGACCCCTAATGAAATAGTTACTGAATTAGGTAAAGTTGATGTTAACAGACAAATGGATAAAGTAACAGCAGATGATCCTGAAATTAAAAGATTAAATGCAATGGTAGGATACACTAGGTTAAACTTAGGTGAATTTCCATCTCGAGGAAAATTCTACAGAGATGATTTTGAAATTCATATTAGGCCAGCTAAGGTTGCTGAAATTAGAGCATTTTCTATTATTGATGAAGATAACTTAAAAGAAGTTGATGAAGGATTAAATAATATTGTTTTATCATGTACAAAAATTATGTATGGTAATCAAAGAGGATCTTATAAAGATATTCTTGAAGAAGATAGAATTTATTTAATTTTAGCAATTAGAGAATTGACATTTAAAACAGGTGAGCAAACATTAATGATGCCAATAGGTAAAAAATCATGTAAGCAATCATCCTGTAAATCACAAGATTCAATGGAATTAAAAACTTCTAACTTACAATTTAATACTATTATAGAAAAAGTTGAAAAATATTATGATCCTATTGAAAAGTGTTATTCTGTTACTACTAAAAATTATGGTACTATTAAATTAGCCCCTCCTACAATTGGTGTTATGCGATGTATAACGGATTATATCAGAGATAGAGAAGAAAAAAATCAAAGTTGGGATAAATCTACATTGGCAATACTACCTTACTTACAGAGAGAATGGAGAGGATGGAACGAAAAAGATATATTTGCAAAGATTACATCCTTTCAGGGGTGGGATGCTACTAAATATACAATAGTATATAGATTAGCTGAAGATTTAAAAATTGGTGTTAAACCTGAATTGGTATTTCCATGTAAAAGCTGCGGTGAGGAGGTCACCGTTCCGCTCACGTTTCCCGGCGGCATCAAAGCTCTCTTCGTTATTCCAGATATCTCTTCTGAACTTCTTTAAAGTTAGAGTATTACTTTTAGAAAAGTTGCATCTCCAGCCATCAGAGCTGGATTTGCTTCCTTTCTATGAATATGAGTACACTTTAGAAATCTATAATGACTTATTAAAAGATCGCAATAAGCAGGAGCAACAAAATACAAAAGACACACAGGATAAATACAATATGGATGGCTTAAAAAGTCAGGCAAACAAAAGTATGAGTCAGTATAAAACTCCTTCTATGCCAAAACTATCTATGCCAAAATTATAAAAATAAAATTCTAAATGGCTGCCGTAACTTTAGCAAATTTAATGGATCCTCTAAAGAAAATAGAGGCTGCTACACAAGAGACTAATGAAAAGTTAGATTCTCTTATTGCTGTTTCTACTGGATCAAGCGGTGCTGGTGGTATGGATATTGTAGGAGAATTGCAAAAGCAAACTGAATTACTTAGAGTCATAGCTGGTGTATCTGATGAAACTGAAAAAAATACTAGCAGGAGTCTTTTTCAAACTATTGCCTCAGTAATTCAGATAAGAGCACTTGTTAAAGCAATGAGGCAAAGGCGAAATGAAAGAAAGAAAGGTGTAGTAAGTGGTGGAGGTGATGGTAATGCTAAATCTAATGCATCAGTATTAGCTGCATTAGGTATAGGGTCTATTAAAACCGCAATGGGAATGACACTATGGGCGATAGTTCCTAAGAAAGGTGTCAATAAATTTACAGCATTTTTAGAAAAGACTTTTAAAAGTTTAGCAGAACAAGATAACAAAAAAGTTGAAAAAGGTATACGCAATCTAGAAATGATGGGTGGTGCTATATTTAAGTTTGCAAAAGGTTTAGCTTTAGCCACCCCATTATTATTAATTGGTATGCTTGGCATTCCAGTATTATATCTTACGTCTATTTTAGTTGCACCATTATTTATATTATTAGGTTCTCAATACAAGCGAATTAGGAGAGGTGCTAAAGCTATGGATAAGATGGGTGACGGTTTAAGATCTTTTGGTATAGGTATGGCTATATTTGGATTAGCAACCTTATTTATAGTAATGCAACCTAAGATTTTATTAGGGATGGTTGCTTCTTTAATTTTAGTTGGTGGAGCTGTTGCTCTTTTAGGTGGAAAGAGAATGGCTAAAAGAGTTAGAAGAGGAGCAGGAAATCTTTCATTATTAGGATTAGGTGTTGCTGTATTTGGTTTAGGTTATGCAGTATTTGCAGCCTCATTTCCAAAAGGCGTAGGCCTAATGGATGTAGCAGTACAAGGTGCGGCAATAATAGCAGTAGGTGGAGCCGCAGGTTTATTAGGTAAATTTGATTTAAAAACTATACTTAAAGGTGCAGCAGCCGTCGCGGCGTTTGGTTTAGCATTAATACCTTTTGTAAAAGGATATGAGGATTATGCAGATGTTACAAAAGGAATGTCATTAAAAGATGTATTAGTACAAGGTGCTGCTATATTAGCAATTGGTATAGCCATTGCTGTAGTTGGAAAATTTGGAATTATGAATATGGCTATGGGTGCATTATCAATGGCACTTATTGGAGCTGCTTTAGCTATATTTAATTTTGGTTATGTACCATTTGCTCAAACTACCAGAGGAATGGGTATAGAAGATGTAGGAGTCCAACTTGCAATCTTAGCTGGTATTGGTACCGCAATGGGAGTTGCTGGGGTTGCCGTAGCTGCTTCTGGTGGAACCGCCATGTTAGGCCCTGCTTTATTTGCCGCTGCAGGTGGAGCACTGCTATTGTTAGCACCAGGGTTACAGGCAATGAGAGATCTAAAATATACCAAAGAAGACGGCATAGCATTAGCAACAACATTAGGATCTGTTGCTATGGCCTTTGCAGGAACGGCACCAGGAGAAGGTGAAGAAGGTGGTGTTTGGAGTTCAATTAAAGGGGCATTTTCTAGAGTAGGTGAATCAGGTGCAGGGGTTGCAGCGGCTGCTATGTATGGCGCAGCAGGTTTAGCACTACAATCATTAGCAAAAGGATTAACTGCATTTAAAAACATAAAATTTACAAAAACCGATTCTGAAGATTTAGCTTTAGCATTAGGTTCTGTGAGCGCAGCGTTTGCACAAGCAGGCGGAGAAGCATCACCACCAGGTGGTTTACTAGGAGATGTATTTGGAAATGCATTCAGCCCTAATGCAGTAGAAAATGGAATAGATTCTGTAATGGATGCAGGTGAAGCATTAACGAGTATAGCTGCAGGATTAAATGCATTCCAAGGTTTAAAAGATCCAGTAGGTCTTGCTAATAAGATAGGCTTAGTTGTAGGAAGTGTAGGAAAGGCCTTTGCTTCTATAGGAGGAGCGGATATGGAAGAAAAAGATGGCGGAAGTTTCTTAGGATTTACTTGGGATGAAAATGTTATAGAAAAAGGAATTGATTCTATAATGGATGCAGGTGAAGCATTAACTGGTATTGCTGAAGGATTAAATAAATTTCAAGGTTTAGTTAACCCCGCAGAAACTGCTGGTAAAATTAAAGATGTGTTAACTCTAGTAGGTGGCGCATTTGCTGCTATTGGTGGACAAGAAGAAAAGGATGGTGGTAGTTTCTTAGGATTTACTTGGGATGAGAATGTAATCGCAAAAGGGATAGATGCAGTAGATGGAGCAGGCAAATCTTTAACAGATATAGCAACAGGATTAAACGGTTTTGCCAATATAGATGCTACTAAAGTTTCTTCTTCTATTGGTACGTTCTTAACTTCTATTAGTGCAACATTTAAAGAATTGTATGAAAAGAATGCTAATATATCAGAACAATTAGAAGACTTTAGTTCTTTTATTGTAACCTTAGGAGATGTTGCTAAAAAAGGATATTTAGATAAAGCAGCTGAAGGTATTTCTAAAATTGCAGATTCCATTAATAAAATAGATATTGATAAAACAATTGCATTCGGTGAATTATTTAGATCGAGTGCAAAACTCCAAGATGATGATGATGCATATGACGCATTAGCACAGGCCGTAGAGGATATAAGAGACATACTTAAAAGTGGTGGAACTGCTGCTGCATCAAATGCAGGTGGAACTGGAGGATCTGCTGGCGGTTCTAGTTCTGGTGAAAATGCTAGTTTAAATATTACTCTTAGGTCTTTAAATAGAGCAATAGATTCATTACCTAGAAAGATAAGTACAGCTGTATCATCTGCTGAAATAACAGTACAACCTGCACCTTAATATTATTATATGAAATACGCTACATTTAAAATGGATAGGGGAGATATCAAATTTCGCCTTTACGAAGAAACTCCAATACAAGTTAGAAGATTTGTGGATAATGCAAATCAAGGCTTATTTAAAGAAATTAAATTTGGTAGAGTAGTTCCTAACTTTATAATTCAAACTGGCCCTAATCCAAGACCAGATAATGAACCACATTCTTATATGTGGGATGAACACCAGCCCCCACGTAGAATTAAAGATAATAATTTTCATGCATACGGTGTATTAAGTGCAGCCAATGCTAACCAAGAACATACATCAATGGGTGCATTTTTTATTTGTTTAGGTAGATGGAATACTAAACGATTAGATAAACATCATACTACATTTGGCCATGCGATAGAAGGTATACAATTAATTGAACAAATAGAAAAAGATGAGGTTGTTCATAATATAATAATTACAGAATCTTAAAACTATCTTTAATTTTAGCTATATAATATTTATAACAGTTAAAGTTAATTAGAATAGTATGAAGAAGAATATAGTTTGGTTTGATTTAGAAACCACAGGGATCAGTACAACAGCTGACCGCATAATTGAGATCTGTATGATTAAAACAGATTTTGATGGCAATGAGATTGAAACTTACAATCAATTAGTAAACCCAGGTAATGTACAAATGAGAGCCGAAGCTGAAGAAAAGCACGGCATATCTCTAGAGATGTTAAAGGATAAACCAACCTTTGAAATGATAGCATCTGATATCAATGACTTTATTGGCGATAGTGACTTGGGAGGATATAATGCCTTATTCTTTGATGTTCCTTTCTTATGTGAGGAATTTATGAGATGTGGTATTGTATTTAACCACAGAGGTAGAGCTGTAATGGACCCATTCCTTATTTACAGCAATTATGAAAAAAGAGATTTAACGAATACTTACAAAAAATTCACAGGTAAAGATTTAGAAGGTGCGCATAGAGCTGAAGCTGATGTTAGGGCTACAATGGAAATATTTCAAAAACAAAGAGAAGTATATGATATGCCACAAACTGCTGAAGAAATTGATAAGGTTGTAAATACTCGTAGAGCTGATCAGGTTGATTTAGGAGGTAAATTAAAATTTGATGAAGTAAACGGAAAGAGAACAATCATATTTAATTTTGGTAAAAATAAAGGTAAACCTTTTAAAGAAGTATTTGAAATGGACGCTAGGTACATTGATTGGATTATTGATAAAGGCGAATTCTCAACAGAATTAAAAGTCATCTGTAGAAAATTAGTAACAAAATTTAAAGCTGAAGAAAATAAAAATATAGATATGCCATATTAAACTTTCAGAAAGAGAGAAAGTTTGTTATTATTATAATATACTAAACATACAAATAAGATGATAAAAAGATTAGAGAATGGAACATTAGGAGATTCAAGGTTTCATGGACATTATTTCATGGCAACAAAGGAAGATCTAGAAAAGGTATGTGGTGAGGTAATGTATCATGATAATGATGTAAATGAAAAGACTCAAAATGAATGGGAAATGGTTACTGAATGTGGTACACCATTTACCATATATGATTATAAAGAATACCGAGCATATGAACCTTTTGAAAAAATTGAATGGCATATAGGAACTGTAAATAGATTCGGTTCACAGAAGGCTATTGATGGTGTAGCACGAGCATTCCACCTACATCCTAAAATTGAGTACAATATATAAATCGTTCTTTGAATTACTGGGGGTGACCGGTTTTTGACAATCTGATTGAAGTAAAAACTACAGCACCGGGTGATGACCTACATCAATCTTAGCCGACAACGCTGAGTTAGCAATGGCTGCCTAAGTAGGTAAGTAATGCACATCATGTTATTAGTATGCTTGTAAATAAATAAGATGAAAAACGAAAGCAGCTACAGGTTAATTAAAGTTCCTTAATACTTAACAAGTTTTGATTCTCATGGAGTACCTTGTAAAAAACCATTGAGATATTTTTGGAAGTTTAAAAAAACTTATCCTAAGCTGTAAGAAATGTTTTTATGAATGCTTATTGGACGTGGGTTCGAATCCCACCACCTCCACCACATGGGGAATTAGCTCAGCTGGCTAGAGCGCCTGCCTTGCACGCAGGAGGTCATCGGTTCGACTCCGATATTCTCCACAAAAAAATAAACATTATGAAAGAAGACTACGAATTCGTCATTAAAGTAATTAGAAACAAAGAAAATAAATTAGTACATTATCCAGCTATTAAAAATTTAATAGATATTTGGAAAAATAAATGGATAGGCTCTAAAGAATATAGTAAAAACATATATGATGTTTATTTACATTCTCTTAAACTTAACCTTAAAAAATCATTTAGGTAAACAAACTTTAAAACTTACCATATAAAAATAAAAATACATGGCAGTTAACATTGAAAAGAAATACCAAAAATTAACAGATACAGAACATGTATTGTTAAGGCCTGGTATGTATGTAGGTTCAATTAAGCCACATACTGAAGAAGTATTTTTACCAACTAAAGGAAAGGATCAATTCCAACTAACTGAAGTAACTTATAATCCAGGATTCTTAAAACTGTTTGATGAAATAGTTTCCAATTCAGTAGATGAACATAAAAGAAATTCTAAATTAAATAAAGTTAAAGTTAATATAGATATGAAAAGTGGACTCATATCTATTTGGGATAACGGTGGAATACCAGTAAAGATTCATAAAGAATACGATGAGTGGGTTCCTGAAATGATATTTTCAAATCTAAAAACTGGAAGTAATTTTGATGATACAGAAGATAGGGTTGTAGTAGGAACTAATGGTGTAGGTAGTACACTTACAAATATATTTAGTAAGGAATTTACAATCGAAACTTGTGATGGTAAAAAACAATTTAATCAGACTTTTACTAATAACATGGCTGATAGAACTAAGCCAGAAATTACTAATAAGAAAACTGCTCATACTCAAATAACTTATTTAACAGATTTTGAAAGATTTGGTTTAAAAGGAATAGATAAGAATCATTATTTAATGATTACTAAAAGGCTTATTGATATCGCTGCATGTAATCCTACTCTAAAGATTTACTTAAATGATAAACCAATTGCATTTAGAACTTTTAAAGATTATGCTAATCGCTATGTAACTCCAGTCTTTTATGAACAATCAGAACATTGGAAAATTGGTATTGGTCATTCTACTACAGGATTTAAAGCAATATCATTTGTTAATTCTGTTGAAACAAAGGATGGTGGAACTCATGTTAATAATATAGATTGGCAAATTACATCTTATCTTAGAGAAAAGATAAAAAGAAAATACAGAGTAGATGTAAAACCTTCTGAATTAAGACAACATTTATATCTGTTTATTAATTGTACAGTTATTAATCCAGCATTCTCTTCTCAAACAAAAGAAAAATTAATTACAGCTCCAAAAGATTTTGGTACAAGTCATACATTAAGTGAAAAAGTTTTAAGGCAAGTTTTAAATTCTGAAATTATACAATCGGTATTAGATTGGATTGAAAGAAAAAAAGAAGCCGAAGAAAGATCTAAATTAAGAAAGTTAAATAAAGGTTTAGATAAAACTAAAGTATTAAAATTAATTGATGCTAAGAAAAGAGGTATTAGAGAAAAATGTACACTTGCTATTTTTGAAGGTGATTCTGCATCATCTGCATTTAGAAGATATAGAGAACCGCAATATCAAGGAGCATTTCCATTAAGAGGTAAATTTATTAATGTTAGAGAATTACCTGCATCTAAAGTTGTACAGAATAACGAGGTACAATCAATGATGGCTGCTATGGGTTTAAAGATCGGTCATGAGCCTAAAGACTTAAGATATGGAAAAATATTATTATATACTGATGCAGATGTAGACGGTAATTCTATTTCAGCTTTATTAATTAATTTCCTAGGTAAATATTGGCCAGAATTATTTAGCGAAGGTAGAATATTAAAAGTAGAAACACCTTTAATGGTTGCAAAGAAAGGTAAGGAATCTTTAAACTTTTATTCTGATGAAGAATATAAAGAATGGGAATCTAAACAAAGAAATTTAAATTCTTGGTCAATTGAATATAAGAAAGGTTTAGCTGCATTAGAGGATGCTGAATATAAGGAGATCATTAGAAGCCCGAGAACCTTTACATTAACAAAAGATAATGAATTTAACAATACATTAGATATCTGGTTTTCTAAGGATTCTACACCCCGTAAAAGCAAAATCCTAGGCCATGAAGTAAAAACTATTAATAAAAAATCATTATTTTAATGAAGAGAACAGTAACATCCTTTTTTGACAAAGAATATTTA